ACATATGAGAGGTTGGTCAACCGACCCAGAAGCATATGAGGGGTATATGAAGAACATATCTGATTCTTTCTATAAATCCATTATGCAGATTCTTTCAAGAACTCATATACAACAGTTTCATCAAAAGTTTTTTAAGCAAACTAACGACCCTGCGTTATCAAGAAGATGGGACAATTTCTTACAGCTATTTACTCAAAGTGCTATGGGACACCCAATAGAAATACCAGAAGCTGTCCAGAAAGACCCACTGATGAAGATAAGTCTGACTCCTTATAAGTGGTTTTCTGATAACAACACAAGAAAAAGAATTGATAGTATTAGAAAAACCCTTGGTATAGGAAGGAAAGCCTTAAAGGATTATAACCTTGATGAAGCAACGCTTGATGAATTAACAGGGTTACACCAGTCTAGGTTACAAGCTTGGGGTAGCTTAGAAGCTAAGTGGCAGATGGCATCACTACTTGCTCATCCTAAAAGCTCTATAACCAACCTTTATGGTGGTACTATACATACTGCTATAGGTGCAGGTATTAGGAATCTTAGGAATGCTCGTAATATAGATTACTTAAGGTCTCACGTTAACCCCGAATGGCGTAGTATGAAAGATGTCAATCGCTGGGTTGAAGGGTTAGGTATCGTTGAGGAATATTTAATACACGAAGCAGGTCTAAATAGAAAGATTCGTGGTAAGAGATGGGATGACTTTATTAAGGACGCTAGTAAGAGACTTGCTAGGGACCCTGAAATGAGTGATACATCTCTAAATCAGCTTAGGAAAAAGTATAAGGTTACAGATTCTATGTGGAATTTGGCATCGACCTTTATGAGAAAACCTGAACGGATTCTTCGTAGGGATGCGTTTATGGCTCATTACTTACAAGCAAGGGAAAACTTTAAGGGTGCTATAAGAGATTTTAACCACCCTTTTTTAATAGAGATGGGTAAGCGTGGTGTTAAGGGGACGCAGTTTCTTTATTCTGCTCCATACCGACCTATGTGGACCAACAGCACTCTGGGTAGGGTGTTCTCAAGGTTCCAACTTTGGAGTTGGAATAGTGTTCGTTTTAGAAATGATGTTCTACGTGAAGCAAGATTAAGAGGTCTGCAACAAGGCACTCCAGAATTTGAAAGAGCTCGCCGTATGATGACTGCAGACTTATTTATGAAGACTATGGCATCAATGTTCACGTACAGCTTATTTGACAACGCTCTTCCAGCTCCTTGGAATTGGTTCCAAGACACTGCTGATTGGCTAATGGGTGATGAAAAAGAAAGAGAAAGAGCTTTCTATGGGTCACCTCTTGGTCCAGCGTCTATTGTTCAACCACCTCTGCTTAGATTTATTACACCTACATTCGAAGGCTTGGTAAATGGGGACTGGTCACAAATGACTGACTATTATGCGTATACATTGCTACCTTTCGGAAGGTTAATAAAGGATGTTGCAGGACCCGGTGGTATAGTTGAGAATCCTTTTTATACTATGGAGAAGATGACAGGGTTCCCACTAATAGCAGGTGGACGACAAATACAAAAGGCTAAAGAAGGGTCAACACCGGCAACAAGGTCTCCTTATGGTGCGTTTATCGAAGGTGAGGATGACGATTAATGGATGCAGATGCAAGGTCGTACAAGGGTAGTATCGTGGATGATAACGCTATCATTAGGATTAATCTTAAGTGGCTTATTCAGTTGCTTGTGGTTGTCAGTGCGGCTGTCTATGGATACGTACAAATTGAAATCAGAATTAGAAGCTTGGAAACTTCCTTAACTGAAGCTAATACTACTATTACAGAATTAGTTGAAAAGCATATTTTGGAAGAACAAGAGAGATACAACGAAATGGAAGAAGAGTTAAAATGGCATCAAAAACTACTAAAAAAGAAAAAGAAGTAAAGCCAAAGATTTGCTTTCATTGTAATAGGTATCCAGTTACAGAACAGTATAAAGAAAAAGGATTGTGTATCAAATGCCGTAATATGTCTTTCAGTCATAATGTACCTAATAGATAGTCGCAATCTGTCACTCATATTTTAAACGGTAGTGGGTACCGGTTTTAAGTCACCAGTACCCACTCATTACGATACCGACTATGGCAGTAGTACAGGGATTACTACATTTTCGTAATATTTACAACCTACGGGATTACAATCTTTGCCCGTTAATTTGGCATCAATTATTTGATAAATTGTTCCAGCTTGACATTTAATCATACAACCTGAACATTTACCTGCATCCCAATTAGCACAGTGTTTTAAAGCCCTTTGACGGCTTCTCACTTCTTGTTCCCTAGTGGACCTCTGGCTATTACTCTCTCGTTGCATCTTTTACATTCCCTGTTCATCCTGAAGTTTTTCATTCCCCAGAACTTACCGCAACGACATCTAATATGCCTGTCCTTTATTACTGTTTTTCTCATTACACCCCCTTGTGTCTTTTACATAGTTTCCGTTCTAATCCTAACGTAGGAAAATCTTCGTAATAGAGCGTCTTTTTGGTTGAATATTCTGTTTCATAGACTCTATTACAACTTGTACAAACCTTCAACCTTCTTGATACTTTTTTATGGGGCTTGTTTCCATCCCTTTTTACATCACGATAATATGCCATATTACCTCCTTTTTAAAACAAGGCTCCTCCTACTATTCAATGTACGGTGAGGAGAAAGACAGCAATGCCGTGTATTTAAAACCTCGTTGTACACCTTCATACTTCGGTCAGAGCCTTGTTTAAGTTATAGCCTGTCCATTTAATCTTAACTGTATACGCTAACACTCTCCGCTGTTGCTCGTTGCGAAAGTCAAACTCGGTGGTGTTAGTCGCAGGAGATATGAGACAGGCTAATAATTATGGGGCAGTAATAAATCTCTAACGCCAACCAGAGACTTATCTTTCATTTGTCATCCTTGACTTCTTTTTCAACAAAAATTCCTAAGACTAAGTCTATCATTGGTTTCAATGTCAATCACGGGCACCTGCCCGAATTACCTGCCCCAATTATTCGCAGTTACTTCCTTCTATACACTTTGTATAGGGTTGTTTTGCATTTTTATCTTGAAATTCGTGCATAGGGTTATCATTTTGCCTGATACCCTTATCATCTTCGTGGTCCCACTTGCAACTGCTTTTAATTCCATTAATCAAATCCAATATATCTTTAGACGATTGTAATTGATTCTCTTTGTAAGCTTCTTCCTGTAGATAGTGCAAACCTTTTAGAATTAATCGTATATCTTGTACATCTACACGATATAAATTGCTTCCTAGGTTTTGCTTTTTCCTTTGGTTTTCTGCTTCTCTTTGGTCTTGCAGTTCCAGTATCGTTGCTGATAGGTATACTGCTAAATCTAGTACCTCCTCGAGTGACTCCTTTAAGTTATCTCTCCCTCCTTCACCTCTAATAGGTATGGATTGGTTGTACTTTTGTTGACCTAATTCAAGCCTTCCCTTGATAAGGTCTGTTACTCGTGCGTTTGAATCTTTCTTCAAAATCGACCTCCTTTGGCTAATTTACGCATTACATACTTGTTTAATTCTTCAGGTAACTCCTCAATGAGCTGTATTAACAGTTCAAAGTCTTTCTCATCTAATGGACCTTTTCTTGTGTTACAGGTTCTGCATATAAGTTGTAGGTTTTCTCTTGTAGAACCTCCCTTTTTAGCAAGGGGGATTATATGGTCACAAGCTATTGTTCTTATATCTAACCTTTTATTACAGTACTTACATCCTTTACCATATACTTCATAGAACATTTCTCTTATGTCTATTTTTGTAATAGTACATTCGACATCATTTTCTATTGACCTTCTTTTTAAGCTTGATAATAGAGCACTCATCTTTGCAGATAGTTTTCTATAAGCCTTTTGCCAGAAGGTTCTATGTATAGGTTCGAGTTTTTCTTTAAATTGTTCTTTGTTCATATATAAAGGAGTGGCGGCAAAGGGCTTCTCCTTCCTTCACCGCCACCTTCTGAGCGAAACACTCTACGACGCCGGTCACTGTGTCATAGAATATTCTGCATATTTGTTGCCTGTATGGCTTTTCACTCTTTGCATAGAGACTTTATGACCATCAGCTTTTATACTATGTATAACTGCCGCTAATCTAAAGCATCCGCAACTGTTTAATGCCAGCATAGGCGTGACCTTAACTCCATTTTGCAATAGGTCAAGAATCATCGTCTTTTGGCTCTTAGAATTGCGAGGCATCTGTTCTCCTGTGCTAATGTGAAGTGAAAATGAAACCCGAATCTCCATATACTTATTGAAAAATCCAAGGATTCTGCTCCTTCAGGTTGGAGCATTAAGAATCCAAATTGAATTACGCTGAATAGAGTTATGTAGAAGCCTTTGTGTAATTGTTTGTTAATCACACTTAAGTCGATTATATTTGGTAATCTCATTAACTTCTCCTGACTCGTTTCACTTTTTCAATATGAAACCCCGGTATTTTCTCACCTCTGGTTAAATCCTGCCTTGCTTTCTTCTTATTGATTTTCTCAACATATTCCATCGTCTTATAACCATCTGGAATAGCTTCTTCATCAATAACTGCTACAGGACCGTAAGATTCAAATATCTTATATCTAGCTGTATCTGTCTCATAGACACCATTATCATCACCTAGTTCTTCGACCACCATAGGTAATAGATTTTTAGTAAAGAACTCTTTAGTCCTTTCTACAGCTTTTCGCCTTACTTTCAGCCTATGCTCTTCAGCTTTCATTGCTTCGATTTCAGCGTCAATAAGATGTTCTCTTCGTGATAGTTCTACCATAAAATGGTCTATACCATCAACTTTTTTTCTGATATCCCCTTGGATTCTAGTTATATCTTGTTCGACCATTAATAAGTCCTCATTAGCGGCTATACCAGTGTTTTCTTCTAGGTAAAGCTCTGAGTCTATTAGGTCTCCAAGTAACTCTTTCGTCGTTATCTTTCTTTTAGGAACCATCTGTTTTTCCCTTTTGGTTGCGATACTTATCTAACTCTTTAACAAGTATCCATTCTGTTTGCCTTTTTACACTTCGCTTGTTTTCACTCGCCATCGCCTGTAATGCAAACTTTTGCTCTGTTGTTAATTCAGCTTTTAATATGTGTTTTTTCACGATTGCCTCCTTGGTAATCTGAATGATGGTTTCCATTCTAATTCTACTTCGAATAAATCTCCATCTGAGTTTTTGAATAATTCTACTGTTTTCTCGGCACTATTCTGTTTCCCATTGATACCTATCACCTTTCTTGAAGCATTTTCGATAGCTCCACTACCCTTACCAGCGTATATATCAAGAATTTCGTTCCTGCTATATTCCCTTGAAACTTGGGATACCTGCATAATGATAATGTCCATATTTACTGCCAAATTTGATAGATAATGGCTTATGTATTTAACTTGCTCGTATTCTCCTCTAATACCTCGAGGACATTCCACTAAGTCAATATAATCAACCACTACCAATCTGGGTTGTAATTCTCTTATTTGTTTCTGTATTAAGTCAGGGTCTGGACTTATAGTTTGGATAACCATATGTTCCAGTAGTTTTCCGTAATTCTGCCCTATATACTTATAGTTTTGAGTTACTTCTTCTTTACTTAATCCAGATACAATCTGCAAATTACGTCTGTGCATATACCAACCACTTAATTCTAAACTCAGAAATAGTGTGGGTAGTTGCCATTCGGTTCTAATTTCATCATTTGCAAAGTCATAGCCTAATGCTATACACTGAGCCAATGTTGTTTTATTAGCACCTGTAGGACCGAACACAGTTACTAACTCTCCGGGATAGATTGTACAATCTTTTCCTTCTAAGCCAAACATCGTACTTAGATTTATGGCTTTACCAGAAAAGTCTGTTTCCAGTCTTTCCTCTAAATCAGCTTGAAGAGTTTGAGCTGTTTTAACGTCAACCAAATAGTCTTTATTCTTATAGTAGATACACTTAGGACTACATACTGTTTTCAACAACTCATCTTGGCATCCATATTTATACCCATAGTTATAGGTAGATTCTATTTTATCCAAGACTACTTGTGGATTCAGTTGGTTGTTATTCCAGTGTAGAAGTGCCGCTTTAGTAGCATCACTGGGTAACCCGTGTCTTCTAAAATGTGAAGCTATACGCATTACAGAATGATTCCTACTACCTGAAGTTGCACCTCTATTATATAAGGTTTGAATACAAGGAACTATGTTTGATGGTTCATTTACTGTTTTCATTGACCTTACATCTGGGACAGAATCATTAATTGTATGTGACATACTCTCGTCACCCCATAATTCTGCACCTAAATACTTCAACCTTCTATCTTGAGCAAGTTTCTGTATTTCACTATAAGATTGCAATACCAATTCATCTCTACTCAATGGTATCTTGAATAGTTGACTCTTGATATTTAATGTATGTGCCATTCTAAGAATTGCTGTCCTAGAATAGACGCTTGGGTCCAACTCTAACTCTGGGAATGCTCCTAGCATTGTTTGTTTTACAATAAAAGGAAGCTCTGAACTTTCCTTAAAACCAAAGTTGTCGGCACTCAAAACTATATGATAACCAGTGCCACTGAAGTAGCATTGATAGTTACCATCTTTCAGACTGTATTCTTCTTCTATGTGTTGAAGAATAAGTTGAGCCTGTTGATGTGTATATTCGTCTGTATTCTGTCCTCTGTCTATATCAATAGGAACTTCGTCAATATATCTCATTCCTAAGAATGCCTTTATTGTTCTGTTCTTCCTGATAAAGTCTACTGCTTCTTCATCATAGACATATACACTGCGGTAAATAGCTTGATTACTGCCATTTTCCCAAACTATGTCCCACATTTCATCATATGGGACTAAGGTCCCCCTCCTAGAAGGGGAACCTATAGCCATTTCAACAAATCGACTCACCTAGAACTGGGTCCTAGTTCCACCTACGGGCATACCGTTAGATGGTGTTGAGTTATTTGTCATACCTGCCGGTGCCTCTTTGATGAGGTTCTTTGATTTAAGGAAATCAATAAAGCTTTCTAATTCAGCTCTACCTTTTTCATTATTCAAAGTTAACCGGGGATAAGTAGTAGTGTATACTTTACTAGGGTCCTTCTTACCCTGTTCTTTGTAAACATACGCATAGTACTTAGTATCCGGTTCTAACGGCGAGTCACCCAAGAAGTTCTGGTTAAGGAAGGTAGCTATATTATCTATAGGTGTACCATCCTCGTCTACCATCTTTCCTTGGACGTCTGGACCTCCTTTAAAGCCTAACACATCGAATAAACGATATACTTTCTTTAAAAGTGAACAGGTTTTGATGTTCCCATTTGGCTCTCTATCATAGGAACCCAATATCTTCATCTCGTTCGGATATTGTGAACCTTCGATTTTTAGAGTGACTACTAAATAAAGGTCTGCCCAATCAAATTGGTCAGTTTTATCCTCATAGTCCACTATGCCTACAGGAACGAATCCTAAGAATTTAGAACCACCATCACTGGCAGTATCTAAATCGTCCGGTCTGAATGGAGTATTACTCATTCGTCTTTCTCCTTATAGTTTAGGATTTCAGATACAATAGCCTTGTAGTCAAATGGTAACACCTTCTGTGAAAGAGGACGTAAGCGTGAACCTACAACTCTTTCGTCATATGCTTCGAATGAAACATTATAGCTACCATCATCCTTTAAGGCTGTTGAGTATCCAATAACATCAGCTTTAGCGGCTAGAGAATAGCCTAAGCCTCGAGGTAATTCAGGTGATAACTGTGCTTTTCCGTCTGTAACAACTGTCGTCTTCGAATGTGATACTAGCACTAAGTTACCAGCCTTCATTTTGATAAGGTTTTGGAATCGCTTGATGATGTCTACGTTCTTCCGTCTGGCTTTACCCCAGTCGGCTCCCCATTGACCTTCACCCATTGCTGTGATTCCAAGTTCCTTTAATACAATTTCTTCAACCCATTCGTTCACTTGACCGAGTGTATCAATTACTATTGTATCATAAGGAAGGTTATCCCACTCTTTGTCGAGCCATTGATATGCTTCTATCAGAGAATATACAGGCATTGGTTTGCCCCTAGCTTCTCCTGAACGATACACAAATCCACGCTCTTCTGGTGGAATAACCTCTGCTTGCGGATTGCCTGAAATAGTAACCTGTTTTCCGTCTTTCATAACAGGTCTTGTTGGAGCATTTAAGGAAGCAATAGTAACTACATTTGCCTTATCAACAAATTCAGCTCCTAAATCGGTATCTAGTATTAAGACACCTTCGCTTCCTTTTTCACTCCACTCTGCACAAGCTGTGGTCTTCCCAGTTTTGGGTTGACCTATAAAGAACCAAGTTAATCCAGATGGCAATCCTTTATGCCAGTCTGTAGTAACCTTACGTACTTCTATCATTCTTCCTCCTGCGAGTTAATGATTATTGGTCTTATTAGTGTTCCTAATTGTACTGAATTAGGACTCAAGCTGGTCCAAATATAGTCATAATATGCGAGACCTCCAACAAGATTATACACTTGTGAGGTAACTAATGACGCTATATGTTGCGTAGCGAACACAGAATGCTTCATAGAACACGGAGCTTCTGGAACAGTATGCGTTGGTTGCCATCTCTTACTAATATAGTTAGTTTCATAAAGAACAGAAGCATCAGGCACTCTGTTCGATTCAGTAACTAACTCAACTGTAGTTGCACCCATACGGGCATCAACGAACCACTCTTTATGAGGTAATCTATACCATTCTTCAAAAGCCATTCTTCTTGATTCCATATTATCAGTGCAAATTATTGTTCTTGGATGTGCCTCATCTGAAGGAGTATAGTGCCTATCATATAAAGTCATACTTTGAGTGCTATCTGCATAGAGACTATGTAAAACTGACGCCGCCTCAGTCTTCTTCCTTCCAATAAGGGATAACGGATATGCAGTAGAACTGACGTTATGATTCTCCATTATATCCGCATCCCATATGATTAATTCCTTCCATCCCATCATAGTTAAACTCTGTACTATAAATGACCCTATTCCCCCAGCACCTATGATACATACTGAATTTAAAGAGTCTTGGTTTATCAACTCTTTGTTCCTTAAGAACCTATTTGATAAACTGTCTGTTTTTGGTTGCATTTCCATTGTGCTTACCTTTTTATTTAAGGATTCTGGGGGCAGGCTCGCTTACGGAGTTGATTCGCATATGCTTAACTGACCTGCTCCCCAGTTTCCGGGTTGACTAAATTCGACCTTGTTGGTCCACCCACCAATATGGTTCCATATCTGGTGCGATTTCACGAGCTTTTTCTACAAATTCAGCTTCTGT